CCTCACATATTTATTATCAAATAAACATAATATTAATATAACAATAAAATGGCAGAAACATTAATTTCACCAGGGGTATTAACAAGAGAAAACGATCAATCTCAAATTACCTCTCAACCAGTTCAAGCAGGAGCAGCTATTGTTGGTCCTACAGTGAAAGGTCAAGTAAACATTCCTACAATAGTTACATCATATAGCGAATATTTAGCAAATTTCGGTAGTACTTTTGAAAGTGGGTCAGATACCTACTCATTCTTAACATCAATCTCAGCATATAACTATTTCCAGAATGGTGGAGAATCATTATTAGTAACAAGAGTCCAATCAGGAACTTTTACATCAGCAACATCTTCATTTGTATCTGGAACTATTGCTGAACAAGCAAATAATATCTTTACGTTGGAAACAATTGGTGAGGGTATTAATATGAATAGTACTTCAACAGAAACTTCAACAGGAGCTTTACCAAGTGGTTCATCCGATAATATCAGATGGGAAATTGTTAGCCCTAACAAAGCAAAAGGTGTATTTTCTGTAATAATCAGAAGAGGAGACGATGTAACTAAATCAAAATCAGTATTAGAATCATTTACAAATGTTTCATTGGATCCAAAACAATCTAACTATATAGCTAGAGTAATAGGAGACCAAAAACAAGTAATGAGGGGTGCAGGTGTAGATCCATACCTACAAACTTCAGGAAGTTTTAGAAATGCCTCAAGATATGTAAGAGTAAAATCTGTAGATGTAAAAACACCAGATTACTTTAATAATAGTGGTGTAGCTAAAGATGATTATACAGGATCAATTCCAGTAGCTCAAAGTGGAACTTTAGGAGACGCTTCAGGTAATATAGTAGGAGCAGGTGCTAACTATTATGAGAATATTTCTACAAATACACAAGGTTTAGCTGCTACAGATTATACAGATGCTTTAGGTTTATTAGCAAATGCTGATGAATTCCAATATAATGTCATTTCAACACCAGGTTTAATACAATCCGTAGCTGCCCATAGTACCACGTTAAATACATTAATATCTAACGTAGAAAATAGAGGTGATGCCATTATAGTAATGGATTTATCAACATATGGTTCTACAGTAGCTTCAACAGTTCAAACAGCAGATAACTTAGATAGTTCATATGCTGCAGCTTATTGGCCTTGGGTTCAAATTACAGACCCAGATGCAGGTAAATTAGTATGGGTTCCAGCTTCAACAATGATTCCAGGAGTATATGCTTCAAGTGATGCAACTTCAGAAGCATGGTTCGCACCAGCAGGTATTAATAGAGGGGGATTAGGAACTGTAAACCAAGCAGAAAGAAAATTAACAGCAACAAATAGAGATAATTTATATGTTGGTAAAGTAAACCCAATAGCAACATTCCCAGGAAGAGGAGTTGTAGTATTTGGTCAGAAAACATTACAAACTCAAGCAAGTGCTTTAGATAGAATAAATGTTAGAAGATTATTGATTGAACTTAAATCATACATCTCTCAAGTATCAGATAATTTAGTATTTGAACAAAACTCAGCAGCTACAAGAAACACATTCTTAGGTCAAGTTAACCCATATTTAGAAAGTGTACAACAAAGACAAGGTTTATATGCATTCAAAGTAGTGATGGATGAAAGTAATAACACAGCAGATGTAATTGATAGAAATCAGTTAGTAGGTGCTATTTACATTCAACCAACAAAAACGGCAGAATTCATTTACCTAGATTTCAACATTTTACCAACAGGAGCAACTTTCCCAGCGTAAGAATTTGAATTTACAATATTTATAAACGAATTAAAATAATAAAATAAAATGCCAGTATTAGATCCAAATGAAATATTTTTCACCGCATTTGAACCAAAACAGAAGAATAGGTTTATCATGTATATTGATGGATTTCCATCTTACATGATTAAAGGGGTATCAGAAATAGGAATGACACAAGGAGAAGTAACCTTAAACCATATTAACGTTTCACGTAAAGTGAAAGGTAAATCTACTTGGAATAACGTTACATTTACATTATTCGACCCAATTACACCATCAGGAGCTCAAGCTGTGATGGAGTGGGTAAGATTACACCACGAATCAGTAACAGGTAGAGATGGGTATTCTGATTTCTACAAAAAAGACTTAACATTCAACGTATTAGGACCAGTAGGTGACGTAGTATCAGAATGGGTATTAAAAGGTTCAATGATAGTAAACGCCAACTTTGGTGCTTATGGTTGGGATGATGAAAATGCAGCTCAAGAAATATCTATGGAAGTAGCTATTGATTACGCAGTATTGAATTACTAATAAGTATTTAAATATCTTTAAGAAGAG